GCTTGGCACGTAGCGTATCAAGAGCCTTCTCAGCAGCAGCTTTACGCTTCTCAAGGTCCGCGATTTCAGCCTGCATCACTTTTACAGCAACTGCGTGGTCTGCCTGAGCCGCCGAGGTATCTGCGGTAATTTGGGCACCCACTTTAGCCAGCACGGCGGCGCTCTCGGTAATCTGGTCCTCAATGGCACCTAGTCGAGCCTTGGCAGCAGCGTCAGCAATCTTAGCTGCATCAGACGAGGCTTTTTTGGCTTCGTTTATTTCCGCCACTATTGCAACTCGCTTGACCCCGGCAGCAACTAACTCTTCGTTAACTGCCGCCAACCGTTTGTCTGCCTCTGCGTAAGCAGTAGCAATCTCATCATTGGCTTTGGTCAACTCAAGTCGTTTTGCCGCAAGGCCGCGCTCTAGGTCAGCTTGCTGTTCGGCCATGTTGATGACATCTGGGATAACAGCAATAACCGGACCCCATGTTGCTTGGAAACGGCGCAGTGCGCCAATGTCAATAGTCATGTTATTTCCCCGGCATTCCAGCCTGAACAACCGTAAGGGTAGCGGTGCCACTTGCCCAAATAGTGATGTTCAACCTAGTCGCAGTCACAGGATAGGCGTAGTTACCATCCGAAGATGCGGTCTTTGTTACCAGCGTGGCATGGCTAAACCATGTGGCTGTTGCTGGATCAAAGTTCTTTGCGAACACATCATCAAAGGTGTGCTGCACGGTGTACGTCAGCGAAGCTCCTGCCGACAAAACTACAGCAAGACCCACATTGAAGGGGTCTGAGTAGGTGTCAAGTGGGATAGTCGCAGAGGTTGTCTGCGACCCCACAGTAACTCGTATTGGCCGCATGTTAGCCCCTAATTACTGCTCAGTGGCAGTGGGGAACTGAGCGCCGTCTGGCCCTTCAACAGCGTACATAATAAATATGGTTGCTGCGCCCGTAGTCAGGGCCGTGCCCGCCATTGTGTACGTGACGATTGCATCCGTAGACCCCACGTTGAGCCAGCCACCGGGGGTGGTTGCGTTAGCGGTCAAGTTGACGGCACCGACGCTGGTGATGGTTCCTGTGGTCGTAAAGTCAACCCCACCAATGCTCAACTTGATTGTGGTTGCCGCACTAAAGACAGTGGTGGTAACAATTGTTACGTGGGTCACCTGTGCGCCAGCAGGTAGAACAAAAGCCGTGCCGGTCAAAGTACCGAACACGACGGGGGTAGATTGGTTGACTACGGTTGCGCCCAAATTGCGGATCGTGCCAGCGGTGGTTCCGGTGGTGTTTTTGACCGTGCCAAGCAGCCAAGGGCCGAGGTGAGTTGCGAATCCCATGATGAGTTCCTTACATACAAGATAAGTGCATCAATCGGTATGTCGTCTGCCGGGACAGTTTAATGCACCGGAAAGCCCGGAGTGAGTGCAATATATCACGTTTCGTAGCTGCACACAATAAAAAAGGCCCCCGAAGGGGCCTTTCTCAAAGCCCGAGGGCTTAGGACGAACCGGGGCTTCCGAACATGCCCAACGGATCGCTCCAGCCGAAGCTGTAACGCTCGCGAGCCTTGTACCGCACGTTTCCGGTGTCAAAATCACCATCCATTTTGGTGTCCAAAGCCACCCGCTCGAAGTGCTTCATGCCATCAGGCACATCGGTCGTCAGGAACCAGTCGTTCACATTGGTCAGGTAGTGGTTGACGGTGTAGCCTTCAGGAATCGAACCGTTGTTCTTCAGGGCGTTGATGTCGTTGTCGGTAGTACCAACACGGAGGCTGGTTTCCAACAGACGAGTAGCAACGAACATCAGAGCGGTCGGGATGATGAGCTTCTTGGGCTTGGCAGCGATCAGCAGCCCCTTCTCGTCAACCCACTGGGCGATCTGAATAACGGCGGCTTCCAAGGAAGTCTCGTTCAAATCAGCGCCCGTGGTGGGGCGGTTGCTGTTTGTGCCGCCGTTGGTCAGCGGATGCGCAATGGAGAACAGCGGCACGCCGTCGCCGCCGTAGTATTGGGCGGAGTTGGTGAAGCCGTTGTTCAGGATGGCCGCAGCCTTGACCTGCTTGGTGTACGCCATTGCGCGAGCCAGCCCCTTGGTGTAACGAGCCGACAGCGAGTCGTACAAGTTGTCTTCCATCGCCTCTTCGGTGATGGCGAAGCCCAAAGCGATGGTTTCGTGGTTGTACCGGGCAGTGAAGGCTTCCTGTGCATTGTCATAAGCAATGGCTTGGCCCTCGTTCTTCACCGGTGCAGCGCCGAAGCCCGCCAGTTTGGTTTCTTCTTCAAAGCTACGCTCCGAGGTCTCGGTGACGTAGATTTCCTTGTGCTCTTCGCCGTAGCGGGCGTATTCCAGACCAAAAAGTCCGTTCAAGCCGGGGAGCAGTTCTTTGAGTAGTTGTGCGCGTGAGACAGCCATGATTTAGCTCCTTAGATGCCGGTGGCGTTGGAATAGGAATGCGAAGCTGGGTTGAACTTCACCAGAATGTCGGTGAACGCGTCGCCAACAGTGGAGAAACCCTGCATGTCCACGAAACCAACCACACGGAACGCGCCGCCAGTGGTGATGGCCGAAGCGCCAGCAACAACAGCAGTGGTCGAGTTGCCTGTGCGGGTGCTACCGGTCGAGGTGGATTGCACAGCGCTCAGATACACGTTTGCGCCGAGGGCTGCTTGGGCAACGGTACCCGCCGATTGCACTTGGAACACCGCGCGATCATCGTCAACCACGTACGCCGTGATAGCCGTACCCGTGGGGGCGGCGTAGCTGGCGGGGTAGTATTGCGAGTAGATCACTTGGCCCTGAGCATTCACGTAGGAGCAACCGACGAAAACGCCGATGGTACCTGCAGGGAAAGCAGTGCTGTTGTCACCGTTGGTGGTGACCACGTTGAGGTAACCGCTGGAATTCAACGACACGATGGAGCCGTTGAAAATGTTGACAGCGTACCCTGCTGGGTCGATCAGAAAAGAACGGGTGCTACCTGCATAGGGTAGACCCCCGATCAGGTTGACGGGCTTAAGCCCGTAGGGAGAAGCAGTTGATGCCATTTAAGGACTCCTAATCATTTAGAACCGGAACCAAAGTTTCCGCGAGTGGTTGTTGACTTACGTTCAGAGAACAAAGTCGCCATACGCGGGTCTTGTTGGCGCATAAAGTTGTTGTCCACAGACTCCATATTGGCCTGTGCTGCATTGTTGTAGTAATCAGAGATGGCTTGCGCCCGCTCGGTGGGCATCTTGCAAAGCATGAGGCCCCCGATTTCGACGTTGCCCGTCTTCTCGCTACCAACCAACATCAGCTCTTCGTGGTCCACTGCCTTTACCGGAACCCAGCCGTCGCGCAATTTACTTGACACGTTAGTGGGGTTACTTACTCCTAGCACGTGAGTGCTGATCCACCGATAGGTGTATCCGGGCTCAGGCGTCGGGTCGGGCAGTGTGCTCGAAGGGGTATACACAATGCGAGCACTTTTGTCGCGTGCAGCGAGATCACGGGATGTACGAGAATCAGCCATTTGAAGCCTCCAATTTTGCTACTTGAGCAGCGTATTGCTGCGGGGTCATTCCAAATTTCTTCGCCAGCGCTACCGCTGACGTAGTAAGTTGAACCTTACGAACTCCCGACGAACGTGTCGCAGGAGCGACCACCGATGCAGGACGCCTGTTGGCTTCGCTTTTGCTGTTTCCAAACACCTCGGGAAACTTGCTTTTCACACGAGCATCAATTTGCTCGAAATATTCATCACTACGCGGATCAAGACCCGAATTCACTAGCTTTTGGTGCAGCCCTAGTGAGTAGCTGGTAACGTCTTCAAACCCGTCTGACCCGAACCACTGGTTTTTTGCCTGCCAGCGCAGTGACTTTTCGTCGGGTTGCACCTTTTGGGGTGCTGGTTGCCTCGTTTGTACCGCACTTTCTTGCTCTTGTAAAGGGGCGTGTCGAAAATTCTTTACCGCCTCCAACTTAAATTTGGCGTCCGTCATCGCTTCTTGCGCTGCAATTATGGCGTCCGTGTCGAAGGCTTCCTGCGCTTCTTTGTACTGGCGACGGGCTTGGGCCAGTTCACTTTCGGCGGCTGTCAGGTTGGAGGCAACCACTTGCTTCGTACCTTGGTCAACATAGCCCCGCAGGGTTTTGTTTTCTTCCAGTATGCGCTGGGCAAAAGTTTCCAGCTCCTGCTTTTCGCGCATGGTGGCTTCTTTTACCCGTCGCTCGTCGTGTCGGGCGTGGGTAAGCTCTTTGATCCGGTTCTTCACTTTGTCCGAATACGACTCGATCTCTTCGTCGGTCGGGTCTACGACTTCCCGGTCAAGCGGCTTACGGCCTCTGTCACGCTCGGGGGTGTCATCGACGACTTCGATTTCTACGTCACCATCGGTGACTTCGACTTCGATGTTCTCGTCTTCTTTTTCGTGGGGAAATTTGAATGCTTCAGGCATGATTGCTCCTATACGTGTGAAATACCACGGGGGTCTTGGACGACAGCTTCAATCTGATCGTCGTTGATAAGCCGCATCTCTTTGCCGTACATTTTGAAACGCGTACCCGTGTACGTACGTACCATAATGAAGTCACCGGCTTTGCACCAAGGCCCGTTGGGGAACTTGGCAGCATCCTTGTAGGCATCGGGGCCAACACGCAAAACGAACAGCACCGAGGTGGTTTGCTCTTCGCGGTGCTGGATTTCCCACGGCTTCACAAGGTTTGTGCCTTCGATCTTGTCAGAGACCTCGGGAACAATGCACAGCAGTTTGTACCCTGTTGGCTCAGGAAGTACCTTGGCTTTCTCTTCGTCAGTGGCGTTCTCGTCTGGCTTGTCAGCCGGTGCGTACGCTTTTGGTAAGACGATGTTTGGCGGCAGTAGTATTTCACTCATCGGAGGTTTCAACTTTCTTCAGCAGGGCCATTAGGTGAGACTCTGCGAGAGCTAGGCCCTGAATAACCCCGCAAAGTTTTTGGTACTCGTCAAAGGAACGACAGGCCCCACCAGCCAAGTCGTCCGCGTAATTGTGCATATCCGTACGTATTTTCTGGCGCAGTACGTCTGCGAATTCGGATATCACTCAGTTTCTCCTTTTGATGCAGCCGATTTGGCTGTTTGTAGCGCGGTCAGCGCCTGATCTCGCTTGTCTTTGGCGATCTGTGCGCCTAGTTTTACACCGGCGTGCTCTTGGTCAAAAGCCTGTTTTTGCTTGCTTTCGTTGATTTGTGCACCAATTTGAGTGCCTTTTAGCTGCATATTGGCCTGAAGTTCGGCCATTTTTATCTTGTTTGCGTCCGATTTTGCAGCCGCTTCCATTGCCAACTGCTTCTCTTTGAACTGCATTTCGGCCTGTGCGATCTGCGTGTCGAGCTGCAATTTGCCCTGTTCGATTTGCAGTGCGCCCTGCTTGAGCTGCAGCTCTTGCTGCTGCATCATCACCATTGGGTCTTGCGCCTGCTGCTGGGCTTGCTGCTGCGCTGCCTGCTGCTGGTTCTGCTGCAACGACTGCCGCGCTGCCTGCGCCAGCATTCCCGACAGGGCCTGCTCAACCTGCGGCGACAGCTTCTCGTCCTCGGCTGGCATGGGCATACCCAACTGCGTCTCGATCTGCTTGCGGTACATGTACCCCGTGTGGTCGGCAACGTGCGCCATGAGCGCGGCTTGGATCATCGGAAACTTGGGGTTCTGGCCAATCGCCTGCATGACCATCGGGTCTTGCAGCATGGACATGTGCACTTGCATGTGCGCCTGATGGTCTTGGTAAATGAACGCCTTGACCGGCTCGCCCTTGAGGATGGCCATGTTTTCCGTCACTGGGTCGCACGGCTTCATGTCATCCGGCAGGGGGACCAGCTTGTCCGCGTTCTTGATGCCGAGCACCTCCAGCATGTTGCGGTGCAACTGGGGCATGTTGTAGATGTCCGGTGCCGACTGGGCCATCTGCATGACCGCTTGGTACTGGACAACCCGCTGGCTCATCGTGGCGGCGTTGGGGTCGCTGACAGGGATTACGTCCACATGGTCGTAGTCCTCCTTTTTAGCGCCTTGGGCGGGTGGGGCTTCGTCGCTGCCGTCGGGCTCGTACTCGTAGTTGGTGTCCGTGTAGTCGCGGATGATCCCGGCCAGCAGGCGCAGCTCTTGCTTGAAGCTGTAGTGCAGCCGCGCTTGGACTGCCGACATCACCTTCAACTGCCGCTCCAGCAGCGCCAGCGTGGTGCCGACCGGCGCTTGCGCCGACATATCGCTCACGTTCATGTCCGCCGTGGAGGCGAAGCGACGGCCTTCGTCAACGATGTTGCCCAGCAGGGTGTACAGGACTTGGCTCGGTTCTTTGTAGGGCAGGGGGAGGATGTTGTCCCGCAGCGCCCCCGAGCCGATGTCTACGTCTCGGAACTCACCGGGTGCGATGGGGGTGTCGTCGCCCTTGATCCGAAGTCCACGGGACTTGAGGCCACCGGGGAGGTTGGAAAGTGTGCCCGCGTCCACGAGCTGTCGCATAATGCTGGTAGCCGATTTCGCAAACCCGCCGATGAGGTGGAAGAGCCCGAAGCCGTACGCGCCGAAGCCGGGGATGTACTGGTAGTGGACAAAATGCTGGCGCTTGAGTTTGAGGTCATCTTCTTCCAGCCAGTTACGGCGAATAGCGAGCACCTGATCGGAGCCCTTAATCATTGTCACGACATACGGCAGCGCTATACCAGTTTCCTCACCGTCTTCCTCGTCGTTATACCCATTTATGTCTAAGTCAACGTGCACTTCGTACAGGGTGTAACGCTCGTCGTTGATGTCCGTGAAGCCCGTTTCCTTGTCCTTGGCCTTCTGGATGTCCGTGGTCTGCTTGGTCGGCTCCGTCAGGTCGCAGTCGCGGTAGAACCCGGCCTTCTGCAGCTTGACGATCTCGTTCTTGGTCTTTCGCATAACGTGCGTGATGCGGTAGCAAGTGTCCAAATCCGTCGTGCCGTAAGGCAGGATGATGTCTTCAGCCGGTATGAACATCGAAACCTGCCGGTTTAGGCTGGGGTCGAAGTACACCTTCTTGAACGCCGATCCTGTGGCGGGCAGACTCCAGAGCATCCGCTCCTGCTCGGGCCGGAACTCGCGCATCACTTCTGTCAGCTCGTAGTTCATGTCAGCCTCGACACGCATCGCCGCCTGCAGCTTCTCGGGCGTCTCTTTGCCGACGATCTTGGTACGCACCGGGCCTGCAGCGGGGAACATCTCGGTGATGGTCTCGCTCTGGAATCGCACCACGGCTTCTGTAATCATCGGGTGGAACACGCCAGACGCCCCGTTCCACGGCTCCGTGCGCTCTTCGTAGTTCAAACCGAGCAGTTTCAGCCCCTCGGTGTACGTTTTCTCCCAGTCCTTGCGACTGTTTCGGTCGTTGTCGATGTCGCTGGACAGCTCCCCGGCCACTTTTGTCAGTGCCCCTTCGTCCAGTTCTTCGGCCAAATTGGCCCCAAAATCGCTGTCCTCGGCGGGCTCGATGTCAATCTCCAGCGGCCCCGCCTTGATGTGCACCTCCTCGGGGTCTACGATCTCAATCTCAATCGGCTCCTCGTCCTGAGCCAGCGATTCAATTCCTTTGGGGGCTTGGTACAAGCCTTTATCAACAGCCATTTGGTGTCCTTAGTAATATGCGGTTGGACGACGGGCCAGTCGGAACGGGTCGTCCTGCTCATCAGAGTCTAACGAAATAAACCCGCCTTGGCGATAGCGCAACAGCGCTTGTGTCGTCGTGTCCACGTAGTCATCGTTCTCACCGACGGGGAACGAGGCTATCTCCTCGATTACTTCCCGCGCCCAGCGTGTGTCGGGTGCCCAGACTTTACCAGAGGTGAACAGGTCAGCTACGGCGTTGAGGCGCACCATTTTGTCGTTGCCCCGGCTGGGGCTGAACTCCTGCACAGGGATGCCCATCGCCCGCAGTTCTTGGATCAGCGGTCCGCCAGCGGCCTTCTTCTCCACGATGAACGCGTCGGGTTCCCATTCTTTCCAGTGCTTGAGCGCGACTTGCTTGAGTTCGGGGAAGGTCATGCGGTCTTTGAACGCGTCCAGCAGGATTACCTGCGGGCTGTCGCCTTCCTCCGCGTTGTAGAACACGCCCCACGTTGTGCAGGCGCTGTAGTCCGAGGTGTTCTTCACCTCGTGCGCCGTATCCCAACTCTGCAGGATGTAGTCACACTTGGGCGGCGAGTCGCTCTCCCATATCCGCCAGTGCTTGCGCGACACCAGCGCGGAGTTCTCGCTCGTCGGCTGCTGCATGTACTGCGCGTTCCAATATCGCGGCTCGATGCTGGCCTTTGTGGCTTTGAGCGTCTCCAGTGGCCACTGTTCTGGCCAAAGCGACTTCTCGTTGTCCTCATCCTCGTTCAAGATGGCGGGCAACTCCACGATTTCCCACGGCAGGGAGTCCGGGTTCTTTGACTGGTACGTTAGTAAGCGTCCTGTAAGGTCCAGAAGTGACCAGCGTGTCATCACAATGATGATCGCCCCTCCCGGCATCAATCGCTGCAGGGGGCCGGTCTGGAACCAAGACCACGCGGTGTCGAACGCCAGTCGGCTGTTGATCTTTACATCCTGTTCGGAATGGGGGTCGTCGATAACAAAGAGATCAGCGCCACGACCGGCAAGAGCACCACCAACACCAGCGGCGTAATACTGGCCACCGGCAGCAGTAGACCATTTTCCAGCAGCTTTTTGATCCGCTGCCACCCGCGTTTCAGAGAAGATAGCATGATAGTCCTCAGAGTCGATTAAATTTCGGACCCGCCGCCCAAAGTCTTCCGACAGGGATGCCGTGTGCGTGCCCATGATGATCTTCTTCTCAGGGTATTTACCTAGGAAGTAGGCGGGGAACAGGTAGGAGCTGAACTCGGACTTGCCCATACGGGGTGCGATGTTGATAATCACGCGCTTTTTCTTGCCCTCGATCACATCCGTGAAAATCTTGGCCAACTTGCGGTGTTGGGGCCCGATTTTGAATCCGGGGTAGACCGCAGTGGCAAAACCCAGCATGTTGTTCTGAGCGGCCATGAGAGATGCGCGTCTTTCGCGGACCTCCAAGTCGTCGAACAGCTCCATCTTGTCTTTAAGCGACATCGTGGGCAGCGCTCGCATGAGCGCCTCTAGCTCCGACTTGCTGAGTGTGGTTATTTTGTCAAGGTTCATTGACCAGCACGTCTTGCACATCGACTACGCCCATGAACCGGTTGAGCTTTTCCTTGATCCGAAGGTCCAACTCGTTGTCGGTCAGCTCTTCCTTCTTGATTTCGATCTTCTCGGTGAACAGTCCGACTTCCGTTACCTTGCCGAGCAGTCCGAGCGCCTTGAGGCGGATGTTAGCGTTGGTGCTTTTGGTCTCTTCGACCAGTTGGGCTACTACGTAGCCCCGGAGTTCTTTGGCTTGGTTCACAAACTCCCAGTCGTAGGCGGTCAACATGCCTACCAAATGCTGCACTGCAGCGGGGGTTTTGACGTTGGCTACTGCGAGGGTCGTGTTTTCTGCGGGGGCTGCAGAGATGATGTTGGTGAAGGCGGTCTGCGCGGCTTTAGCGTCTAGGGGACCGGCGATGGCATCTGAATCCACCGCGCCCAGTTTTGTCAGCCAGTCGTTGGTGGCAATTTTGGCGTCAAGCAGTTGCTCTGGGCTCGCCCTTTCGGCGCTCAGTGCAGCGTGGGGGGTGTGTTCAAACACCTCGGGGTCAAAATCTATCAAGTGATCTAACATGCGTAAGCCCTTGTAACTTGCAGCCTCGTTGAAGCTAGTATACACTCCCCCTCGGTGATTGTGCAGAGCGGTTCCTCTCCCCCTCCGCTCTGCCATTTGCTTCTCCTCGTTCATGCAAAGATGAACTTAGCCCCCTGTCTGACGACCGGGGGCTTTTTTTTGCAGAAAATTTTTGGGGTGGGGCTTTCTACAGAAAGGGGGTGGGTCTGTATATATGTGTTTTGATTTCTCGCATGTATGCGGATTTTGCATAATTTTGTCTAGTGTTTTACAAAATAGGCTGTGTGGTTACGAAACAGTGTTTATAGCGGCAATGCTACGCGACGGCAAAACCCGCCCATACCCCCACGGTGGGGTCGCCGAAACGACCGAATATACCCCCACTTTCTACAATTTGGTTGTCGATTCAGTAGGGAATGGCTCTGCTGAGGGACAAAACCGTGACACTGTGTCACACATTGGAGAAACCAAAATGCAAGCTATCGCCAACAAAATCGCCCTTTTCGCAGCTTTAGAGACATTCGCTTCGGCGCGCGTCTTGCTCATAGAGCAAGTCATTGCAGCCGGGTATCCCACAGTGGAATCCGCCCGTCCAGCGATCATGGAATGGGTGAGCACGAAGACTGGCGTGGCCATCAAAGTGCAGGGCACTGGCCGCGTTGTCTTCGACAACGACACAACTGGCTCGGCGCGGCAATCCCTTCGGGATGTGATGTTGATGCTTGAAGGCCAGACGCGCCGCGAAGCGGCGGCAGCGAGCCCGCAGGTGAGCCGTAAGGCCGCGCCTCTGACGAAGGCGCAGCGCGAGGCGGTCGCGGCCCTGATCGCGGCCTTCGGCGGCGACCGCAAGGCAGCGCGTAGCGCTGTGTGAGAGAAAACTGTGACACGGTGTCACAGTTTCAACCCGGCGAGCCTCACGGACGGGGCTTGGCCGGGGTTTCGTTTCGTGTCTATCGGCAAAGCCTAGTCCATAGCCTTTGGCTATTCACTATCGCGTCCCCGCAACCCATAGCCTTTGGCTATTCACTATCGCGTCCCCGCAACCCATAGCCTTTGGCTATACCCTATCGCAAAGCCGCGTCGATAGGTTTCATCTATGCGCTTTGGAGTATCAAAATGAACAACGTCAACACCCGTGCTGCTTACGGCATCGTCCGTGAGCTGGCCTACATCCTGAGCGCAGTGCCGCGTGGTGCGCTGCTCCACGTAGCGCGAGGGCTGGCGCAGGAGTACAACCTGCCGCCCAAAATAATGCTCAAGGTGATGCGCCGTTACGTGCGCCTGTATCGGTGAGAGGAAAGTGTGACACGGTGTCACACTTTTTAAGTTCTGACTGCAAGCGCAGCGTGCTGCGCTTGTGGGGCGATCTTGCCCTGATAGGAGAATCAAATGGTACGCAAAGTAAACAAGCCCCTCGCCGTCCGCAACTTCATGGCCAACCACCCGCTGGCTAACGCCTTCGTGCTGGAAGCGATCACCACCTATGCGGTGGCGCAACTCAACGCCCCTGCGTGGGACAGGTGCACGTTCATCAACCAAGACGCATGGAAGGACATCGCGCAGCAAGCGCTCGATGTGTTGGGCGACTGAGAGGAAAGTGTGACACGGTGTCACACTTTCACATATATTCTCGCGAAGCGTTTAGTAGCATATATACAGAAATGGCCCTTGGCAGCCTTGGCAAAACCGAATGTCATCATGCCAAGCGTTTTGCCATGAAAAACCTAGCATCCATGCGGGTTTGGGCGCAAGTAGGTCAATTCATCCACCTATATATATACATAAAGAAAACTAATTATATATATGTGTCAATACAGAAGTACGTACACACACTTGCACAACACATATATATGGGGGTTGTATGTATCCTCCTTCCCAGAGCTGGACAAATTGGCCTACTCCCGCTCAAACCCGCATGGATGCTGGGTTTTTCTTGGCAAAAGTCTTGGCAACCTTATATTCTGTTCTGCCAAGCTCTGCCAAGCCCTGCCTCTGTACATATGCTACAGTGCAAATTCGCGAGAATATATGTGACACCGTGTCACGGAAATCAACGGTTCGCAGTCTGCCGTCTCAGGCTGCACTTGTAACGAGGAACGAAGAAAATGAAGACAACCACCATCAAGGCGGAGCAATTAGCCCGCCTCCGCGCTCTGCGCGACGACATCGTACGCCGCACTGGGTACGAAAAAGCTGAGCGCCTACGCAAGGCACGCGAAGCCGAGGCCATCTCGAACTACTGGCTGGCCTACGCCAGCACCACCAAGCGCGTCGGAAGGGGTGCACGATGATCGCCCTGACAACCCCCACGCAGATAACCCTGTTCAGGCTGGCAACGCTGCGCTCGGGCCTCAAGCTGGAGACCAAGGGCCTACGAATGGGGCGCAACAAGAGTGCCTACTCCATCCTCAAGGGGATGGGCTACAAAGGCACCCGCGCCGAAGTCCTCACCCGAGTGACCGCCGACGTCGAGGCGGGCAAGGCCGCTATGGCCTCGGAAGGAACATTCACGAAGGACTAAGTGTGACACCGTGTCA